CTCCGACATCGTTCGTGGTCTTCATGTGTTTGGACGTAAAGTCCTTCGCCCAGAAGCACTCGTTCGCGGTGTTGTAGATACAATTGCTTAAGGGAGACTGAAAAATGGCTACAATTACTGGTGCCGGAACTTCCGGTTTTCCCGCTGCTGGTGCTAACGTAAAGGTTATCAGCGAGGTTGTTGATTTCAGCAAGTTCACCCACACATCTACTGAGACTGTAGAAGTGTTGGGCGTACAGGCAGGTACTTTGGTTCTTGCCGCTGGTTACAACGTCTTGACTGCTGACTCTGCTGGCAACAGCGGTACGCTGTCACTTGGCGACACAGATGTAGACCGCTACGTAGCGGCTTCTACTCCTGCTGCTGCTGGACAGGAAACTCCAATCCTTGCAACAACTGTTCCGAACTTTTACTCAAGTGCGGATACAATTGACTTGACTGTCGCCGTTGGTGTTATCAACGCTAAAGTCAACGTCTGGGCAGTTATTGCTGATTGTACAGGTGGTCCGCAGACTGAACAGACTGCAACCATTTCCTAACTAAAAAGTCTTGGGGGCAGGGCAACTTGCCCCCTTGACACCTTATTAATTTTATGATATAAGCAGTAATCCCTGCCGGGGGTAAACCATATGGCACCTAGAAAAAAACCTACACCAAAGAAAAAGTCTAAAAGTCCTACACCTAAAAATAAAGCACTTTATGCAAAGGTAAAGGCAGAGGCTAAACGTAAGTTTGATGTGTATCCTAGCGCATATGCAAATGCTTGGTTAGTTAAAACATACAAAAAGCGTGGCGGGACTTACGCATAATGGCTAAACCAAAAGGCGGCTTAACAAAGTGGTTCAAGGAAGATTGGCGGGACGTAAAGACTGGCAAGAAGTGTGGTCGGTCTGGTTCAGAGAAAAAGAAACGTCCATATCCAGCTTGTAGACCAGCTAAAGTCGCCAGCCGAATTACTAAGAAAGAAGCAGCTAAAAAGACAGGTCCACGCAAAGTAAAGTGGTCTGTCACTGCATCAGGTAAGAAAAGGAAGAAAAGTGGCACCAAGAAAGCCTGACAAGATGCCAGCCCGTAACAAGAAGAACTTCCGCCCTACAAAGTCTGGTGCGGGAATGACTAAGGCTGGGGTTGCTGCCTATCGCAAAAAGAACCCCGGCAGCAAGCTAAAGACTGCTGTTACCGGAAAGGTAAAGCCGGGAAGCAAGGATGCCAAGCGTCGCAAGTCTTTCTGTGCACGTTCTGCTGGACAGATGAAGAAGTTTCCGAAAGCAGCAAAGAACCCGAATAGTCGGTTGCGTCAAGCAAGAAAGAGGTGGAAATGCTAAACCTACTTGTTGGCCCGATAGCAGACCTAGCCGGAACTTGGTTAAATGGTAAGGTCGAAGAGAAAAAAGCCCAAGCCAAGACTAAAGTAGCAAAGGCAGAAGCTGAAGCTATCGTTATGCAAAAGAAAGCCACCGGAGAAATCGATTGGGATTTAGAGATGGCTCGTGGAAGTCAGCATTCATGGAAAGACGAATGGCTGACTATTTTATTTAGTATACCTTTAATACTAGCCTTCATACCGGGAATGGAAGAAATTGTATCTCGTGGATTTCAACAATTGGAGCAAATGCCTCAATGGTACCAGTACAGCTTGGGCACGATTGTTGCTGCAAGCTTTGGAACACGAGCGGCAACGAAATTCTTCGGAAAGAAATAGATGACCTACACGATGGAAAAGATCCTAGCTTGGAAATTGTTACCTAGAGCAATGATGCTGGCTATGACTATTATGGCTTATCAAGTTGTACAGTGGTTCATGGACTTAGGACCAGCAGCCACTACACAGCAAACAGCCTTTGTATCAACTGTAGTAGGTGCCATGACGGGTGCTTTTGCTGTATGGATGGGGCACGAACAAAAATGAATACTGTAATTTGGGCACTGGTGTTGACTGTTTGTACAGCAGAAGGAAAATGCTTTAATCAGACAGTTCAGTGGTTTGATAACGAAAATAAATGCGAACGAAATAGACAGGTGTATGAAGAGATACCGAAAGATGGTTCGTGGGCATCTGTCGAATATAAGTGTGGTATCGTAGGAGCGTTGGAAATATAATGTCTATGTTCAAGATGGAAAACACTGAGGGATTTCCTACTACAAGAACTAAAGTACAAACCTATAAAGAAAAAGACATACAGGTTGCTGTAAAAAACTACGTACTTAGTTGGGACTATGATGCCCTTGTAGATTACGTTGTACGGGGTATGTACGAAAAGTATATGGATAGAACACAGCCTAGAATTCATATAGATAACCTCATGGAAGAGTTCGGGGAAAACCGATGAAATACAACACTTCGCATTTCTTAGATAAGCTTATCGAACACGAGGGTATGGTTCTTACCGTCTATCAGGATACGCTTGGTATCGACACAATCGGTATCGGTCGTAACTTGAAAGACAGAGGGATTAGCAAAGAAGAGCTTGCTTACCTAGATATTCCAAACGTTGAGACTGTGTACCAGCACGGCATTACCGAAGCCGATGCGCGGTTTCTTGCAATGAACGACATCAAGATTGTAGAAAGCGAACTGTGTCGGGTTCACGAATGCGTAGAGAACTTGGATGCGGTTCGCCAGCTTATTCTGATGGACATGGCATTTAACATGGGTGTACCCCGTCTGTGCAAATTTAAGAAGATGTGGTCTGCAATCCACGAAGAAAACTTTGAAGCTGCGGGGTTTGAGATGATGGATTCGAAGTGGGCACGACAGGTAGGCCGAAGGGCACGTATACTTTCAGACGCGATGAAAGCGGGAGAATTTTAATGAAAACTATAGCACAAAAAATAGGAATGGCTAAAGAGGAACCGAAAGAAGTTAGTGGTGTAGCCAAGCCTTTTCCTTCTAGTGCACCTTATCGTATGCACAAAAAATACTATGAAAATAACATAGACAATATTAAAGATATATACAAAGAGCAGGGCATGGAACTGCCTAGCTATTTCGGTAGTGCATCCGACTATGCAGACTATCGTCGATCTCAAAAAATGTATGGTGGCAAAGTTCAACCTCGCGGTGCCATGCGTAGCACGGAGACAAGGTAGCATGTCCAGAGGAAGACCCGCAGAAGAAAGTGCTGAAAAAAACAGATCAGATGTAGGAAAGTCTATCGAACATGACATGCGTAGACCACCTCGCCCACAAGAACCGGGAGGAATCTACATACCAGATAAACCAACTGACAAAGCTATCGAATTAATGAAAAAAGGAAAAAGGGTAGCTTTTACCTAATGCAACCTAACCAACAACGAACGAGAAAAACGAATGATTGCAGAAACTCTTGCAGGTATCGCACTGGTAAAGAGTGCAGTCGATGGTATTAAGTCTGCAATCAACACCGCCAAAGACGTAAGTGAGGTTGCAGGGCACATCGACAACCTGCTAACTGGCGAAAAGCAGGTTCAACAACAACGTGCTAAAAAGTCTGGCACTAGCATTGGCGACCAGTTCGGCATCAAGTCGGTTGCACAAGAAGTTATCGACGCACGACTCGCCCAAGAACAAGTTAACGAAATGCGTACCCTAGTTGATATGAGGTTCGGCCCCGGAACGTGGCAATCCATAGTTGACGAACGAGCACGACGCATACAAGAAGCAAAAGAAGCTGAACGACAAGCTAAGATTGAGGCCCAACGTGCTCACGATGAGATGATGGAAGGACTCAAGAACTCCGTGCTGGTTAGTTTAGTTGTTGCCATAGCAATGGGTTTGTTTTTTGCTCTCCTTGTCTTCCTTCCGAAATAACTTGACTAATTTACATTTTTAGTCTATAATAAGTTCGAAGGGGATTAATATGGACAAGCTTGCAGTAGATGCACTCCGCCACACTTACGAATCAAAAAAGAAGACAGCAGAATATGTTTTTAAAAACTCTAAAAATGACTTACTTGCTATGGATAAGGCTGTTAAAGACTGGTCTGAAGCGCATTACCGCTTGTGTACGCTTGACTGGTTGGAAGACGACTATGACACGCTTCCGTCGCTGTTTGATTAAATACGTTGGCTGGGGTTTGCTATATTGTGGTAAGCCCTTTACCGCTGTAGGTAATTGGTTTTGGAAGTTGCATCGTAAAGTTTTGGATTGGAATAGCAAGTAGTGTCCATCACGTCATATCCAAATCTGGTTCGCTTATCAAGTACAGGCGATGGTAACCTCGTAGCTTTAGGTGGAACAAACGTAGACGCATTTGGTCGGTTACGGACAGCTTCACCGTTTACCTTATTTGACAGTCAAAATCGATTTGGTATAGACGGGCAGTTTGATACGAGTACATCAGGCAGCGGAAGCGCATCTCACTTAGCCAACGAAAGTAGCGTACAGATGTCTGTAACGACTACTTCAGGCGATGAGGTGATAAGAGAAACAAAGCGGGTATTTCCGTATCAGCCGGGTAAAAGCTTGTTGTTTCTTGCTACGTTTGTATTTGCTGCGCGGCAAACAAACCTTCGCCAGCGGGTCGGTTTCTTCGGAGCCAACGATGGTGTCTACTTTGAACAAAACGATACAGATATTCGGTTTGTTGTTCGTACGTCAACTAGCGGTAGTGCTGATGATACAGGCTACGTAGCACAAGCCAACTGGAACGTAGATAAGTTAGACGGTACAGGACCAAGTGGTAAAACCCTAAACGTAACCACAAGCCCCAAAGCACAAATCTTGTTTATGGACTTTGAATGGTTAGGTGTCGGGACAGTAAGATGCGGGTTTGTAATAGACGGTCAGTTTATTGTCTGTCACAAATTTCACCACGCTAACGACGTAACGTCTGTGTACATGAAAACGGCAATCTTGCCAATTCGTTACGAAATTACTGCAACAGATACTCTGTCTAGCGGTACAAGCATGAAGCAAATTTGTTCTAGTATTGTTAGCGAAGGTGGCTATCAGCAAGTTAAAGCGTTAAGTTGGGCACGTATGACTGCTGCTACCACAGTAACTACATCTTTTGAACCGCTGGTTTCTATACGATTAAATGCAAGTAGCTTAGATGCCGTAGTTTTACCAGCGTACTATACGGTGTTTCCAATTCCAAATAACGTAGACTACGAGATAGCCCTAATTAAAAATCCAACTTTAACTGGCGCATCTTACAATACCAGTGCATTTAATAATGTAGACTACGATGTGACTGCTACAGCATTAACAGGCGGTTCAATTGTTTTACAAAACTATACTAAGGGAACCAACCAATCTTCCGGTGACGCTATTGTACCAACAGGGTATAACTTTGATTTACAGCTAGGAAGAACCATAGCAGGTACAAGTGACGTATATACTTTAGCCGCACGTACAATTTCTGGTACAGACGATATCATAGGGTGTCTTGCTTTTTGGGACTTAACAGACGGTAACTGACATGGCAGAACGTAAAAAACGCACCCTTGCTTTAGAACTTACCACAAGCAATCAAGACATCTACACCGTACCGACACGTTTTACAACCGACGTAAACAGTATCTACATCAACAATTCATCTAGTTCGTCGGTTACATTCAGTCTCGACTGGTACGACGCAGCAAGCACAACCTACTACACCCTTGCTGAAGCTGTCGAACTTCCGGCAAACTCGCTACTTCAAATAACCGACTATCCTTTGTATTTGATTGGCGGCGATAAACTACGCGGCCTTGCAAGCGCAAACAGTTCCGTAAATATTTCAATATCCCTTGAGGAGTTCTTTGAGACTTCTCTTTAAACTGCCCTAAAGGAGATACCTAATGGCAATCACAACCGCGATGTGCACGTCGTTCAAGTCTGAACTTTTGGGCGGTACGCACGACCTTGATACCGATTCACTTAAAATTGCACTTATTAAAGATTCCCCTAGCGGAACTTACGGTGCGGCAACAACCAACTATTCAGATGTAACAGGCAACTCTGACGAAGCAAGCGGAACAAACTATTCTGCTGGAGGTCAGGTTCTGGACGGTGCAACTATCTCAACAGATGGTACAACTGCAATCGTTGACTTTACAGATGAAGTGTTCAGCAACGTTACGTTGTCTGCTGACGGTTGTATAATCTACAACACTGCCGCAAGTAACGCAGCAATTGCTGTGATTGATTTTGGTGGCACAGTTAGTGCTTCAGCAGGTGACTTGACTATTGAATTCCCTGCAGCCGACGCAAGTAACGCTGTTATTCGGATAGCCTAACATGGCTACGTTTGATACTGCAGATGCTTTATATGGCACCGGACAATACGGTGCTGCATCTTATGGTATCACGTCCCCTACGCAAGTAGTCGGTGGAGTCGAAGGCACAGGCCAAGTTCAAACTGTAGCTATAAACGGTTTTGAAATCGACTTATCTGAGCGTCTTGTTGGTGTATCAGCCACAGCCGAAATCGGTAACGTTTTAGGTAAAGGCCCTGCCGCAAGTAAGACTGTGGATGGCGTAGAGGGAACCGGAAGCGTAGGAAGCTTACGTGCTAATCCGGGAACTAGACTAACTGGTGTATCTGCAACAGGTACTGTTAACACAGTATTTGAAAACCCAGATGAAGGTCTTATTAGTGTTAGTGCTACAGGTTTTGTTGGTAGTCTCACCTTTTCAAACACCCACCACGTCACATCTGTAGGTATGACAGGTTCGATTGGTGCAGGAACGTACACAGGCGTAACCCTAGTTATTCCCGTACTTGGTTATAGCAGATCCAGAACCTTCATACTAACCCCGTCACAAGCAAGAAGGGTTGCGTAATGTCTATTAAGTGGCAAGATAAAGATCCAGATGATCAGGTAGATTATTCTATCGACTGGACAAACATATTAGAAACACACATTATTAGCAGTGTGGCTTGGAAGGTTTACGATCCGTCAACAAGCGCGTTTGTTACCTTCAATCAAGGTGACATTGTAAACGGTTTGCAGTACGTTACCAGCACCAACACAGACACGGTAGCTACCTTGTACTTGGGCTTGGGAACCAACTTTCAAGAATACAATATTATTTGCCGAATGACGACAAGCATCTCGACTATATTTGAGCAGGAAGCACGGATTCGTGTCGTGGAGAAAAACTAGATGGCATACGATTTTTTAGGATTAACAAATGATATTGCCCGTCGGTTGAATGAGACAGAACTGACTTCCGCTAATTTTCCCACTGTCACAGGTGTCTACGCACAACTAAAAGATTCTGTAAACGCTGCAATCCGGGATATTAACCAATCACACTTTGCATGGCCTTTTAATCATAACTTTGATGAGATAACCTTGACTGCAGGTCAGTTGAGATACCCTCTGCCAACCAATTCAAAGTACGTAGATTTTGATACCGTTCGTTTGCAGCGTACGACTACACCCCTTGTTGAAAGTGCTCGTAAACTAACACAACTATCCTACGACGAATATGTGAGTCGGTTTATTGACGAAGAATACAAAGCCGCATCTCAAGGGTCTGCGCCAGAATACGTTGTACGTGCACAAGACAGCGACATTATTTTTGCACCGATTCCAGATGCTGCATATTCTGTGAAGTATGAATATTACATGTATCCTGCAGATTTAACCAACGATACAGATGTTCCTACTATTCCTTTTCGCTATCGACATGTAATTGTAGATGGCGCAATGTATTACGCATATATGTTCCGCGATAACTTAGAGTCTGCACAATTGTCTTTTAGAAAATTTGAAGAAGGTATGAAACGTATGCGTACACAGAATGTAAACGAAAATGTATACGCAAGGGCCATTTAGATGCCAGATCGTTGGAATACTAACATATTTGAATTGAAGGGGGGCTTAATAACCAACCTGTCTCCGTTGCAGCATGGTATAACCGCCCCCGGAAGTGCACGAATATTACGAAACTTTGAACCGTCGGTTTTTGGTGGATATCGCCGTATTGAAGGGTTTGAAAAGTTTGATGATAATGATATTCCGGGAAGCGGCTTGATTAGGGGCATTCTTCGCTACAAGGATAATGTATATGTAGCACGGGGCACGTCTGTATACAGATCATCAGGCAGTGGTTGGACTGAAATAACCAACAATGCTGCTTTTAATAGTGCAGGGGTTAACATCGGAGCCGGATCTAGCAAAGTTAGATTTTTAAAGTATGACTTTGATGGCAACGAAAAGTTTCTTTTAGTCGATGGCGATAGTGCAAATAAACCATTTCGGTTTGATACTTTGACGTTTGAAGAACTAACATCTTTGGATAATGATACTTTAGCATGTAGTCATGTAATAAATTTTAAGAACCATGTGTTTCTTGCAAGCGGTAAAAATGTTATTTTTTCTGCTCCATATGAAGATGATGACTTTACAAGTGCTTCTGGGGGTGGTATAATAAATATAGCTGATAATGTAACAGGTTTAATTGTTTTTCGTGATCAGCTAATTATTTTTAGTGAAAATAAGATAAATCGTATCGTGGGTAGCAGTGTAGCAGATTTTACCCTACAGCCTGTTTCACAAGATCTGGGATGTATTGCTGCAGACACTATTCAAGAAATAGGCGGTGACATACTTTTTTTAGGGCCAGACGGTATCAGAACGTTTTCTGCTACAGACCGTGTTGGTGACTTTGGATTAGGGGTAATATCGAAGCCTATCCAAGAGGATGTGCTAGATTTAGTTTCTAGTAGTACCTCGTTTAGTAGTATAGTCATCAGAGAAAAAAGCCAGTATAGAATATTTGGGTATAACGTAACAGTTCAACCGTCAGCATCTAAGGCAATAGCCGCAACACAATTGCAAGAAGGTATATCATGGAACGACTTGCGGGGCTTTAAGGCTTATTCTACATTTAGTGAATACGATGGAAATACAGAATTTATATACTTTGCAAACGACACAAACTACGTATACAGAATGGAACAGGGAAATACGTTCGACGGTACAAACATAACAGCCACTTTTGCTACACCGTTTGTGCCTTTGCAAGATCCCAACTTACGTAAGACAGTATTTAGAAATACAACTTTTATAGATACAGACGGTGTATTTGAACTACAGATGTCTATTAAATACGACTTTGACCAGTCGGGTTCAGTACAACCACTACCAGTTACCTTAAACAATGCAAGTGCGACATCTGTTGTTTTTGGTGCTGGCGTATATGGCACATCAACGTACGGCAACAAAGCTAGGTATATTTATGATGAGCCAGTAACGGGTTCAGGATTTACCGTATCAATCCTATACGAAACATTGGGTCAGACACTTGACTCTACATTTACCATAGACTCTGCAACCATACAATACGGACTCTATGGAAGGAGATAATAGATATGGGTACAGGATATACTCGTAACGATACCCCAAACAACATTGCAGACGGTAACGTTATTAACGCTGCTGATTTGGACGGTGAGTTTGATGCAATTGTAGCTGCATTTAACTCATCTACTGGTCACAGTCACGATGGAACAACAGGAGAGGGACCGCAAATCACATCCAGTGGTTTGGCGGCTAACGCTGTTACAGCAACAGCAATTGCTGCAAACTCTATTGCGCTAGGAACTAAGACAACAGGTTCCTACGTTGAACAAGGTGCAACGTCAGGCAACGGTCTTAGCGGCTCTGTAAACGCAGAATCCGGGACGTTTACTGTTACGTCAAATGCAACCGACGCCAATACAGCAAGCACCATCGTATTTAGAGATGCAAGTGGTGACTTTTCTGCAGGGACAGTAACAGCCGCCCTCACAGGTAACGTAACGGGCAACGTAACAGGTAATGTTACTGGTAACGTAACTGGTAACGTGACTGGCAATGCCGACACGGCTACCGCCCTTGCAACAGGACGCACAATCGGGATGACAGGCGATGTGGTATGGACATCAGCCTCATTTGACGGTTCAGGCAATGTAACAGGCACAGCTACAATTCAAGCCAACTCAGTTGCTTTGGGCACAGACACAACAGGAGATTACACATCTGATATTACAGCCGGAACAGGTCTGGCGTCTACGGGTGCTACATCTGGGGAAGGTATTTCTCACACTCTATCGCTTGACCTGAACGAACTCACCACGTCGGTTTCAGACGGTGACGGGGATTTCTTTGCGGTAGTTGATTCTCTTGGAAACCAAAAGAAATTAACTAAAGCCAATATTGCGCTGTCAGGGTTTGACAACGATATTACAGGGAGTTTTATAACTGATGTTGCAAGCGATACTACGCCCCAGCTTGGTGGCAACCTTGATCTTAACAGTAACGATATTACTGGTACAGGCAATATCAGCATTACAGGGTCTGTTACATCCGACGGTTTTGTAGGTGGAGATAGTGATAAAATTCAGCTTGGTACAGGAACTGATTTAGAGATTTATCACGATGGTACAGATAGCATCATAGACAATTTGAGTAGCGTAGGTAGTATCAAAATACAAGATACTTCATCCACTGTAGTAGAGATTGATGCTGCAGGTGTAACGGTAACAGGACGTGCTTTGAGTTCTGACGGAACCAATGCCATCACAACCGACTCACCAAGCACCAACGTCATCACGTTTGATCTGGCTGACAACACCAACTTCCAAGCCACTACAACAGGCGACGATGAACTCACCTTTACTAACACTGTAGCTGGTCAATCGGGTAACATCTTCTTAACTACTGGCGGCGGCACAATTTCTGCCAACGCTATGGTAGCTATTAACGCAGATGCACTAACAGCACTTGCTACCGCTGGTGTGTATCACTTAGCCTACTTTGTAAAAGCTGCAACGGGTGACAATAGAGTTTTGGTTTCTGTATCAGGGGCATTAACATAATATGAGTATTCTTCAAGCAAATGGTGCCGGACTAGGCGGTGCGGGTGATCCCGGCGGGGCGTTAGCTGGTGGCGTTTACGGCACAACCATTGACCAGTCTCTGCGGTTTGATGGCAGTACCGCATATCTAAGCAAAAATGATTTTGGTACTGCGACAGATACAAATATACGCACGTTTTCAACTTGGATAAAACAATCTGATTTGTCGTTTTCAGATTATGATGCGATTATCGGTTGTGCGGCTAGTAATATTCAAACTCTAACTTATTACAGCGACAATACAATAGGTTTTTACAACACTGTAAGTGGAGTAGCTTACGAGGATAAAAGTGCCGCCATATTTAGAGATACTGGTGCGTGGTTTCACATATTTTTTACACACGACCACACTGCGGGTGAAGTAAAACTGTATATAAATGGGTCTTTGACAAAAGGCTTTAGTGAAGCCACACACGGCCCAACAGAGAAACTTGCGGAAACTGGTCATATAACAACACTAATGAAACGCAGTAATGCTGGTCAGTATGTTGGTGCTTATCTTGCTGAGACTGTGCTTCTTGATGGTACCGTTGGGGATATAAACGATTTTGCAGAAGATATAAACGGAATATGGGTGCCAAAGAATATTTCGGCGGCTGGCCTGACATATGGCAACAACGGGTTTTATCTGGATTATGCTGACAGCAGTGACTTGGGTAAGGATGTATCTGGTAATGGCAATGACTTTACTGCCAACAACCTAGCCGCCAGCGATGTCGTGCCGGACAGCCCGACTAATAATTTTGCTACTTGGAATCCATTAGATAAATACAATTACAATGCGCCATCTGAAGGCAATCTTCGTGCTTTAACCGCTGGTAACAACGGTACGCAAAACTCCACATTTGCTGTGTCCTCTGGCAAATGGTATTGGGAAGCTAGAAACATTACAGCGGATTCTGGCAGTGTGGTAAGGTTAGTTGGTATCGCTAAAGAAGATACAAATCTAAGCACTATCCCATATAATAATAGCGATTGTTATTTATACTATGCTGGTACTGGCAATAAATACAATGGGTCTAGTGCTTCATATGGTGACTCTTGGGGTGCTGATGGTGACATCATTGGTGTTGCGCTTGATATGGATAATGGTGCTATTTGGTTTAGCAAAAATGGCACTTGGCAAAACAGCGCAACAGCGGCTGAAATAGCGGCTGGCACAACAACTAATGCTGCATTTACTGGACTATCGGGTACATTTGTTATGATGGTTAGTAAAACTGGCGGCACATCAAGCAATGACCCACATCACGCTAACTTTGGTCAGGATAGTACATTTGCCGCAGATGCGACTACTGGCTCTGCAAACGCAGCAGACGATAACGGCATTGGCGATTTTTATTATACCCCACCATCCGGCTTCTTAGCCCTCTGTTCAGCCAACCTACCAGAACCAGACATCAGCCCAAATGCTGCGGAACAGGCTGACGATTACTTTAACACTGTGCTGTATACTGGCACAGGCGCAAGCAACAGCATTACAGGAGTTGGGTTTCAACCTGATTGGACTTGGATTAAAGGCAGAAGCAACGCAGACTATAACTACTTAGTAGATAGCGTCAGAGGGTACACAGAACGATTATTCTCAAATCTGACTGATGGTGCGTCTGTTGAGGCTAATACCGTAGCAAGCTCTGACAGCGATGGCTTTACGCTTGGGACAGATGCTGGCGTAAATAGAAGCTCAAGCACCTACGTCGCTTGGAACTGGAAGGCTGGTGGCACAGCAGTCAGCAACACCGA